GATTAAATCGTTCACCATTTGCTGTTATCTTGCTTTTGCTGCATTCACCAGGTTTTACGCAATCATACCAAGATGCTACAATTCTAGCAGCATCTGCAGTAGGTAAATTAACAAAAAAGAAACCTACTGTCAAAAATGAAAACAATAATCTTAACATTATTATTCTCCTTTATATTGGTGCGCCCACCAGGATTCGAACCCGGAACCAGACCGTTATGAGCGGTCAGCTCTAACCATTGAGCTACAGGCGCGGTTGGTTTTGCCTCAATTAATTGAGACGCGAAATTGCACCTTTCGATGCAATTCGTTTAGTAGGTTAAGCTACTTTCTGTGGTAGATGCTGAATAGCATCTTTGTATCTATCGGCGCAGTAAGAAGCAGCCCATGCGTTTGGCTTTACCAGCGGAACGATGTTACACATACCGCGAATATAACCAACAGCTTCATTGATCACACAAGAAGAACCATGCTTCATGTCAGGATTAATGTCGAGATGGATTTCAGTTTCCCGATTTTCCAAAACGTCATATAGATCCATATATAGTTGGGCTGTCTTCATTACTTCATTCATTAGACGCATACGAGGCTTGTCCTTCTGCTGGTCGTAATCGCGCTCACGCACAATACCACCAAACACCTTACAACCGTTCTTGCCGTTCTTGTGAACAACCACAACGTTAATGTAATCGGCATGCCAAACACCGTCGATCTGGAAACGCTCCGAGTCTCCACCAAGGTAAACCTTAGTTTCTGGAGTTTGCTCGTTGATGAACGCCTTTACTTCGTCAATGTTTAGCTCTTTCCTAATCATAATACACCTTTGAAAATTTGGAGCGGGAGATGGGAATCGAACCCACGACGAACAGCTTGGAAGGCTGACACTCTACCTCTGAGTTACACCCGCATTGTTTAGTATTTAGGGAGAGCTATCGCTCTCCCTAATTTTAGTAGTCGTAACGATCAGCCATAACAGTCTTGAGCATGATAGCTTCGGGGGTGAAGTTATCAAGATCTCCAGCCAGCACAGACTTCACGATAGAAGGAGAGAAGCCAGATACCAGTGCCGTACCAGTCTTGTCAAACTTAACAGGAACGTTGTCCTTGGCGTTAAGGTTCCAAAACACGATCTTAGGCACTTCGTAACCAGCGTCGGCGTACTTACGCTCGATCATCTGCATAGCAGAGTCGTCGTACTTGGCGCACTGGTTAAACTGCATATCCGAAAGGATCAGCAGTACCTTAGGCATTTCCTCCTGAGGAACACCACCCTTGACTGCGACATCAAGGATCTTCTGCATTGCTGCATGAAGATTAGTGCTCATTCCCCACTCAGACTGGCTCATCTGCTTGATCTTGTCAAGGATGTTGCCCTTGAGGTTCATCAAAGCAGGACGATCAGAGAAAGTCAAGAACGTATCCTTGAACTTACCCTTGTTCTTATCCGCAAGGTAGAGACCAAGCGAAACAGAAACATCCAAGCAAGTAGTCTGCGACTTAGAGCCGTAACCACCAGCTGGACACATCATAGAGCCAGACACGTCTACGACAGGAAGGATGTTAGCATCCCCAACATAGTTAGGCAGAGCATTCCACTGAGCCACGATGTGGTCAAGGTTATGCTTACCATAGCTCATGTTGTATGCGCCGATTACACCCTTGAGAACATCGTAAGGGTAAACTGCTCCAGCGTTAACCTTAGCAGTTGCATCACCCTTAACCAGCTTCTCCACCCACTCCTTGTACGTTGAGGAACGACGAGCGAATGCCTTCTTGTAGCGAGCAGATGCGACAGACGGAACGTGGTTGAAATTGATTTCATTCCACTTGTTGGCGCACATATCCTGCTCAACTACCTTAGTCAGTTCTACCAGACGCTTACGGTAGAACTTAGGAGACCAACCAAGGAATGAACGCAGACGAACTGCCTCTTCACCCTTACGTGGCATCCACTTAGCACAAAGTCCGTCACCCTTATCGAGTGCTTCCTTGATCATAAGGATGGCTTCATATTCCAACTCAGTACCCAATAGAACAAGAACGTCATCCCAACGACCGAGGGTTGGAACCTTATGCATAAGTGCACGAGCAGCACCGAGCTCATCGACTGCCAACTTAGCAAGGATGTCACGGAAAAGCTTACGCTCACCAGCGCCACCACGAACGTCGCGTGCCCAAAGAGCAATACGCAAAGCATAATCGCGGTTCTCAATAAACGCCCCAACAAAAGCTGGAGTGATGTCCTTGCCGCGAGAAGCGCCGATCTTGAAGAACAGATCAACATTCTTGCTAGCAGTAGATTCACGAGCCTTCATACCGTTCTCAGTACGGGCTTCCTGGTTCTTAACAGCATTTACAAAAGTAGTCATAATATATTTCCTTTTCTACAGATTCAATGCCAGGATGTCTCCTGACAAGTTTGATAAAAACCGAGTGCGTTGCACCCAACTTTCTTTTGCGACAATTAGTTGCGGTAGTGAATCTAAAATCAACGGGATCAACTTGGTTTGTTATATGCAAAACAGTTTAGTTGCTGAACTGATCCCAAAACTTATTATTCGTAGTATACATTAGATAGTAATTAAAGTCAACAGGCTCTGTTGTGCTAAACGTGCTGCTATTACACTAAGACACATAAGTGTCCCTCGGATTTGCACCGAGACCTTTCCTTCTCAAGAGGAATGCATTTTATGCTGAAAAGAGCCTAAAAACAACAGGATAGTTTTCTATATTTGCAGGAATCTGCAAATGTTGGAATCGAACCAACTATATCCGAGGATATTGCTGAACCTATCCTAAAATCTACGGGATGGTCGAGTGGTCATTAATTTTTTCTTGCAGCGCCTTACTCCGCTGCCATATTCCTAATTTAGTAGGACTCGAGCTAATCTGAGGGACTAGCGCCTCCCTGCCTCCTTTATCAGGAACACAAGATCGAGGAGAAGCCTTAAGGCTTCGTTTTGATCAACAGATCTTTGCTGTACTCATCCCAAATTCCGTAGTTCTATTTAGCGGCGGTTGCGAGCTTTTCGCTTCTTTGAACCAATTTTTCTGCGACCCTTACGTGGTCGGTTCTTATGTGGATGCGGCATTATATACTCCATTTCAATTTGGTGCCCCCTGCCAGACTCGAACTGGCACTCTCGTACGAGAAACGGATTTTAAGTCCGGTGCGGCTACCGATTACGCCAAGGGGGCAGAACTCATTATTCTTAATATACGCTAGAAGCTAATTAATGTCAAGCTTTAAATGCGACCTGTGTACTTTACACATAATCCATTCGTTATAAAAGAGATCAGGGTTCTCCAGAACTTCATATTGCATCTGGAGTTTGGCTTCCCAGTAACTGGCGGTTCCTCTTGTTTTACAGAGCTTGACTATTTCTCTTCGGAACCTATCTGGTCCCAATTCCTCAAGATCTTTAAGAAGTCCGAGGTTTGAACCAAAGTATTTTCTCCAGTCACTTTCTTTTTCGACTTTTTTCTTGCGCGTTTTACCTTTGACTTTTTGTCGCCGGATCGACTTGAAGATTTTTTTGCCAATGTACCTCTTGTTATTTTCGAGATTGGTGATGATATAAACGAAGGATGCGTAACCTTCTATCTCATCATCACCAATTTCTTTGTCGTTGTATAACCACATAACATACTCCAATATTTGGAGTATTTATATTAGTCTTCAGAATCTCCATAGGGATTAGGATTCTCATCCCATTCTTCTTCTAGATCCACCAAGTCTTCTTCTAAAGGAGAAGAACAAAATGGACAAAATTGGGGTTTTTCAATTGCGTCATATACCAAAGTAAATTCTACAGCACATTCATTACATGTAAAAGTTTCTTCTTCCATGTTAGATCTCGCAACCTCCTGCTACACAAGCCAACTCCTGACTACCAGTAGTTGCGTCTTGCTTTTCATATTTAGCGAGGTCTGTCCAGTTGATTGTCTTTGGCATCTTAGCCTGAAGAGCTTCATACTCTTCCTTCGTGCAATCCTGATAAGGTGCCTGCTGATAAACGTGATCAGAGAACGGAAGGAACGAAACACCAGACATTTCATCAAAGTGATTGTAAACCCAAGCACCAACTTCTGGCCATTCTTCTTCCTTAACAGACACAGTAACAGAAGGCTTATGCTCACACCAATGACGCTGATAGATCAACCACATTTC